GTGTGCATTCACCCCTTTGCTGCGCAACAGTTAGGTCGTTGTCGATACAGCTTAATGCGATACTTCGCGGTACGTAGCTAATAGCCCTGTAAACCAGCCCGAAGCTGGAGGCTCAGGCGGAGCCTGTTATTGTTGTCCTAGGTGGAAGGCGGCTCGATGAAGTACATGGCCGGAGGGGGAAGGGCAGGGGCGCCGTCAAGCCGCCCACGGGTGATCGCGGCTTGGTTGCCTAGCAGCTGGTTGCGCATGGCGGCCTGGGAAAGGTTGTCTTTGCGGAAGACCTCGTGTGCCTGCATGGCCGCAGCGCTGGGCGGGTCAAATGGCAGCGCGGACTCCAGCACGTATGGGTCGAAGAGCGCGGTGGCGGTGTCGAAGGCCGCCCACTTGTAGGCCGCGGGCACGTTCTCATTGGCCCAGCGTGCGGGCGGAAGGCCAGCGCGCTGGCGGTTGGCGAAGGCCGGCTTGGTGTAGAAGTAGCAGAGCTTGTGGACCGGCACGCCTGCGTCCTTACACGCCAGCGCGAGGGACTTAGTCTCGAAGGTGCCCGACTTGCTGGTGAAGACAGTGCTGTCGGTTGCGCCCTTGTCCATAGCCTCCATGGCCATCAAAATGGCTGCTTCGCAGAAGCTGGCAATGGGTAGCCCGCGGTTGGAGGCGAGGTTTGCGATCTGGAGAAGTTCATCGTCCGTAGGCGATTTGGAGGAGCGTGGCTGCAGAGTGATCGCCTCCTGCGCCGACGCATCGAGTTTGGTCTTGAGCACAGAGGCGTCGGTGGTAGCTACGGTGGGCCCGCCGCTAGGGATGGCGCTTGGGCGCGGGGCAGTGTTCGTCTGGCTCATGGTATGTTTTCAGAATTTGCGCAAACTTAACGGTTAACGTTAGGGCCGGTGGTGTGCCAGCAGTCGCCAGAGAGTACCACCGAGTGGCCGTTGATCTCTAAGTAGCAGCTGGGTCGTGGCGACGGTCGCGTGGCAAGGAAAGCGATCCAACAGAGGAGGGCCGCGAGGATCAGGACGAGGGCGGAGTCGCGCATTGGTGCGTGATAGTGACGCAGCGCCGGCAGGAGGAGGACCCAGAGGCAAGGGCGGGGTAGGTCAGCGCAAAGAGTGTTAGCGCTAGTATTATTGGCGCAAAGCCAAGCAGGCCGGAGGCAGGGAAAGTAGAATTTGGCCCGCGAAAGGCGATGGACTTAGTCCCGTCCTGGTAGCAGCCGCCGTGAGGTAGGGAGTGGATGTTGTCGCCAACGTGGGGCAGAGTGGAGCGTGTGAGCATGTATAGCACCACCCCGGCAGCAAGGCCAACCGCGAGCACTAGCAGTGAGCGCGAGTGGTCAGGCGGGCGCTGCAGTCGCAGAGGAGCGGAGGTGGCACTGTTGGCGGTGGCGGGTGAGAGCGACATACACCAACTCTCGCCAGGGTAGGTCGTGCACGTGCTCTGCAGTCGTCAGGACGGTAGTGATGTCAAACTCAAGCCCGCGAGCGGCCTCGGCGGTGAGGGGGTTGAGACCGTGGGATAGTGCGAGGTTATGCGCGGCGGAGTCGAGCGTGATGACCTGGCCGAAGATGCAGCCCACGAAGAGGTTGGCCCAGGAGAGCCCGGCGCAGGTTCGAGCGGGCTGCCGGGTGAATACGGAGAACCCGAGTTGGCGAAGGGCGGCAGCGGTGTCTTCACCGAAGCGGTAGGTGAGATTGCAGGTGAAATGGGCGCGGAGCGCAGGCTGCGGATGCTGCAGGTTGTCAGCGAAGAGCGCTTGCCAGGGCTCAGAGCAGTAAGTAGGCCAAGCCGGGTATTCGTCGAGGATGTTGAACGCGCCGGGAATTGGTGCCTGGGCGCAGCGGATGTGCTTGCCCGTTAGGCTTAGGGGGTCGTGGGTGCCGGCAGTGAAGATCTCAGTGTCGCGGAAAGCAAGTAGTGAGCGCAAGAAGGTGGTCTTGCCAGCGCCGGCGACAGCGTGGACTACAATAGGAGCACCGGGAGCACGTGGTTCGTCGGTGCGGTGGTAGCCGTCAGTCAGGAGTCTACGTGTCAGTTCTAGATCCATTTCAATTAGTTTGGTTAGCTTAACCTAAAAACCTTTAGAATAGCGACTCGCCGTGGTAGAGGGCGTGTAAGTTGCTTAGCCGGGAGGTGTGGGCCGAGGTGATGAGCGTCCGGATGGACTGGTAGTGGCAGTGGAGTTGAGTCTCGTCGAAGACCTCGTAGACCCCGTCGCCGAGCTTGTATGCAGGCAGGAGGTCTATCGCGTAAGAGTCTGCAACGTCGGCGAGCGAACCGGGGGAGTTGGCAGGTTTCCGCGCAGCGAGAGCAAGGCAGGCCTGTAGCTTGACAGGGTCTTTGAGGTAGCCAAGCGGCGTGATGAGGTTGCCGCAGAATTCTGGCCAGGAGCCCGTACGCTGTGCGAAGTGTTGCGGCTTGGACTGCAGTGTGAATTTGTCAACGAGTGGTTTAAACGACTCGCGTTCAGTCGGCTCGCAGTCGATAGCGCAGTCGTCGCCGGCGTACACCTGGGCGCAGCCGTCGGGGATCTCGAAACGGGCATGCGTGTACGCGATGTTGCACTCTGTGTTTGCGTCAAAGGTCGGGCCCTCGCCAGTTAGTCGCATGATGGCCAAAGTGCCGAGAAACATCTTGCTGTCCAGCTTCAGTCGAATGTACAGCTCCACAACCTCCTCAGGCACGCCCAGGTGCAATGCCTTGAGAACCTCAAACTGTAGCATTGCGCCATCCTGACTCTGGTCGTATGCCGTGAAGTCGTTAGTGTAGGCGCGCGTTGTGAAGTCCCAATGTTCCTTCGCCCAGGCAGCAATCTGCTCTTGACTCCGCTCGCAGTTTATCAGTATGTGGCCCGGCTGCCAAGTGTCGCGGAGCCGGCGCATGTACCTGGCCATGGTCCCGAAGAGCATGATGGTGGGCTGGTAGAACGCCGCGATAGTCTGCCCCGCCTTGACCTCGTTGGTGCCTATCTTGTCCGCCTTCTTCACCCATTGGGACTTGAGGAAGATCTGCATCTTGTTAGCGCCAAAGTCCGGGCTCTGCCGCATCATGCCGTTCCGCAGTTGTTGGTGTGATTTGGCAAGGTAGGTCTTCTGGACCTCGTCGGCGCACGCCCACCATAGGTCAGGGTCAAATCTCAGCGGGTCGGTCGGCACGTTCATGGCGCGGCGGTAGGCGAGCCAGAGCACGTCACCGAGCGGGCGCTTGGTCTTGAACTCCGCCCAATTGTCCTTAACAGTGGATGTGCGCAGGCGCTTATCAATGGTGGCCCAGAACAGCGTCTCATCCTTGGCCTGTTGGTGCTGGAAGGCCTGGATGTAAGGGTCCTCGGTCTGGACGCAGTTAGAATGCCCGGTGGTCGGAGAGAAGATCTCCCGGTCGTGTTTTTCCGCCAGCGGTTCCACGAGGCGTTCGATTAGCTCCACGGGGTTTGAGACAGGGAGGTGGGTGGGCGAGGGGGCGGGCTCAGCTGGAGCCTCCTCAGTAACGTCGGGCTCAGTGACGGGCAACTCTTTGTGCATGGCCAAGATGGCCTTGAGGTAGGGCGTGGATTCAATCTTGTCAAAGAACGTACGCTCATTGGGCATGGTATTGCAAAGCACAATCTCGGTGGTGGCCCTGGAAAGTGCCGTGTACATCACCTGCCGGGTGCAGAAGGCAGTGTCACTGTCCAGGATGATCTGTACACGGCCGGCGGTGATGCCCTGGCAGCCCGCGTAAGTGCTGCTTTTGTGCCCGAGCGAGCTATAGTTACGCATTTTGAGTTGTGATGGCACAAGGTTGTGGTAGCCCTCACGGATGTGGCGCGAGTAGGATACTCTGAAGGGATTGTGGAGCTCAGAGTACACCCCAAGGGCATTGGCAAGCCTAGTCGGGTTGCGATGCGTGGCGTTGATGTAGTACCGACAGTACCTTGCGAAGATGGCGGAGGAAGGGGTGAGGTTGTTAATCTCGTTCCCTTCGGACGTCTCGTGGTGCTCGGCCTGGTTAGGATCGCCCGTTAGAACCAGTAGCTCGAGCGAGGGTGAGTTCTGGACGAGCGCCTCAATGTAGCCATTGGGCAGCTTGGTGTAGTCGTCCAGGACCATGGTGGCATGGCGAGGCGTGAGCATGGCCATCTCATACGTCATGAAGGTGTCCGGCTCATGACGTGGGAGCTTACGCTTCCAGTCGGCCCGCAGCTCATTGGTGGGCAGCACTACCGTTAACTGGTAGTCGGGGTTCTCCTGCATGAAGGTCTGGATGGCGCGTGACTTGCCAGAACCACCAGCGCCATGGATGACGGTCAGGGCGACCCGCTTGGGCTGCTCCTTGGTCTTCTTCTTCAGCGCGTCCTTCCACTCAAAGGATTCTTGGCGGAGGCGCGCACCAGTTTTCCCGGCGAGCAAGTCGCGAGCATAGGTCTGCGCCCTGGAGGTGTCAGGCGTGAAGAGCGTGGGCGCGCGGTTAATGCTCCGGAGAAGCGAGGCCAAGGGGTCATCCAGCTCATAGACTGGTAAGGAGTTGACCCTGGCGATGGGGTGGATGAGTTCGCCCGCCGGGTCAAGCTGGCGCTCATTGCCATTGAAGCCCAGACGCTTCAGGTGGTCCAGCCAGTGGACCCAGGGGAGTTCGGCGGGGGCAGGGGCGGTAGCGGCGGCAGGCGTGCCGTCAGGTGTAGAGGGTGAGGCGTGTTCGGGGGCTGCGGGCGAGTCGTTTGGCGCAGCGGAGTCGGCTGGCTCGTTCGTGTGGGTGGACTCAGCGGCGCAGGCGGCGGGCTCGGCGTCGACATCTGGCTCGGGGTCGGCGTCGTAGTATAAGTGCTCTGCAGGGGGCGGCGAGAGTGGTTCGGGTGAGAACGAAGGGGGCCCCTCCAAGCCCTCACACAGTAGCTGCTCAAGCTCGGTGGTGTCCCGCGTGGCCGGGAGGGTAGTAGGTAGGCTTGAGTCATCAACGCGGAAGCACAGTGAAACTTCCTGCAAGCTGACAGCTTCGCAGAGCTGCATAAAACTGTTGGCGCCAAATACCTTGTGGGAGAGCTCGGTAATCTTGGCGACCAGTGGGCGGAACCAGCTCATGAGGAGGGAGTCAGCGAGCACCTGGTCAAAGCTGTTGCAAGACTCAAGTCGTCCAACGAGCATAAAGTAGTTGGTCAGGTGCACCAGCTCGGTGGCCTCGAAGTGGTGGAGGTCGGCGTTCGCGATGGTCTGGCGGAGCTTGGCCCAGACGTCACGGATAGTTACATTCCCCACACTCTTCACGTACATGAGCCAAGCGTTCGCCTTGGCCCGGGGGATAGGCTTCTGCACATTGTACTTGCTGGGCCGAAAGACCTTGGGCAGCATGACCAGCGGCTCAGGCAAGTCGAAAGTGCGGTAGGTCGGGGTCGTGAGGCGCCCGCGTTGGAAGATGAAGAGGTGGTTGGCGGCTTTGCTCTCAAGCCGCTCGGCGGTCACCCAGAGGTCGCCGCAGTGTATGTGACCGACGGTGAGCCAGGACAGGGACTGGTAAGTGTGCTCGTACTCACCGCCGCTGAGGGCCCCCGGGCGGTAGATAAAGCGATCAGGGCAGTAGTGCAGATCGTAAGCCTCGGGGAAAAGGGAGCGCGTTCGGAGTAGCGCTTCGGGCGGCAGCACCATCGTAGCAAGCAGCGTTTGCAACTTGGGCGATGTTCGGAATATATGCTCGATAAACGGCTTGTCAAAGTGGTGTATGGTGTCGCCGATGAACGCGTGCGTCGTTTGGATCTCAGGGAGGGTGTCGTACACCGTGTCCCGCGGGTAGCGGGCGAGGTCTCGGGGTACGATATGGGCGTTCACGAAGTGGTCGCGGTCGCCACGCCGCTTGAAGAATCGGAGTTTTGCGGGCTTCATGAACATGAAAGTGACAGGCGCCTTGACGCCTCGCGCGTCAACGGGGAGGTAGTGTGATGCCGTCTCGTAAAGCGCCACCTCGAAGACTTTAGCGACGGCGTGGGTGTGTAATTTGGTCGCGTATGGGTTGTACGGGATAGCGTACTTTTCAAGAAGTTTCCGCGACGAGGTAGTGGCGGCGTATGGATTCACGGTAGCAGTATCCTTGAAGAGGACCTTGATGTTCTTATGGGCCTCCTCTTGGATAATGCTCCGCAGTGACGGGTCGGTGACTTGATCGAAGACAGCTTCAATAGCCATGACAGCCTCACGCTCTAAGGGCGATTGTTGGGGACTGGCTAGGACGCGTC